ATGCAGAATAATTACTACGTTCTCCTTCTGGCGGAGACAATGACAGAAGCATGCTCAGCTCGCTACCAACATCTAAGCGTTGAATTGTCTGCAACAAAAACAAAGGCGCCTCTTCATCTGCAACTGTTTGATAGCTGAACAAGCATTCAATGCTTCCGCTGCCACTGATCAAGCCAGCCGAGTATTGCTGCCTGAATTTATCGGAAAGGCTAGTTGTTTCTACTGCCGCCCGATCAGTATTGATGTCATAAGAAATGACAGAACCAAGGGTGTTGTAACGACTGTCTTTGACGACAATGATGGCAGTAATGGGCGCACCAAAATCTGCCGACAGCACTAGTTCATTCTCTCTGTTGTTATTAACTGCATCGACAAACGTATCGTAAAACCGAAGTCCACCAAGGGCATTTACATTGACATAGGCCCGTAAATATTTTTGCACTTGCAAAGACGTAGGCCATGCTTCTGCGGAAAAAAACGCAAGCCCTCTGCTGTCTTCCGTAGAAATAAAGAGCTGATCTCCCGTCAGAATATTGTCTTCGCTTCCTTCAAAATAAAGCCTATTGAGCGTAGTATTAATTTCGCTCGCATCCACATTGATTGGTAAGTCAATATCTTCTAAGCTTCTGCGCCGTAGGCGCACCATGCCAGTATGCCCAACAAAGAATGTCATGACTAAACCGTGCCAGTAGTTTCTACTGTAGTTAATGCTCCGTTCACTGTAAACTGAAACGATACGCTAGTTAGCTCGTTTGTAGACGATGAAATGCTTGCGTTGGTAATGAAAGCATTTGCCTTAAAATACTGATCGGTGCCCACTTCAAACGTCAGCTCCACTTGATTATCGTCAGTGATGGCGCCAGTCGTAACAATCTTTTGCAGGAGCTGCACTACGGCTGTTGCAGCGCCTGTATAGTACGAAACCGTAGCATTGCCCGTGGCGCTAGACATGCCAGCCGTATAGGACTGTGCAGTGTCGCCAAGAGCAGTAGTTTCAATGGGATCCATGGATACGTCCAAGGCCCAGTCTTTAACTTTTGCCACTTCATTGTCGCTAAGTCGCAACTTGCCAGTGCGTCCAGTATAAAATGGCATGGCTTTATTGTCTTTGTTTCATCTTAGCAGCTTCCTTAATCATCAATTTGATACAAAGTGGTGTCAAACTGTACGATGAGAGAATGAGTGGTGCCGCTCCTTTCATCGCAAGGATGTTCAATCGCTCTGATGGTCACTTCTCCTTCTTCCTCCATTGTGATTTCCGTCACGCGGAACACGCGCTTGTTTGTAATTTGATTGCCAAACACTACTAGCCATCCTTCAAAAGCGGCAAGTTCTGGAGCAGTGTTATTCACAATGGTGATGCCAGGTTTTTTGATGACGCCTTGGCCGCCCTTGTAAAGCAAAGCATCGTATGTGGCATTGACAATGCCTTCTGTCAATGGAATGTCAAGGCTTCCGCCAGCTCCAATCTTACCTGCAGTGAGGTTGTCCCATTGGTTTTGGTCTGTTTGCACATAAATGTAGGATCCAGGCGCCACTGGGCTTTCAGTTGGGAATGTCTTAAATTCCACGGCACGTTTAGACCATCGCCGCTGTGAACATAACAACATGCCATAATTAATTGCCTGATTCCTGCTGGAAACATAGGCGGATAAATCAAACGTTTGCCTGATGCAAGAGGCTTCATCTGCATTAGCCAAGCGAATGGTAAAGCTTGTATTGCCAGGGAATGGATCCCCGTCTGTTGAATCTCGATAGACGATGGTGGCAAGAAGATCTTCAGTGTTGTCGCCATAGTCAATAAATTCTTCCTTGTAGCTCCCTTCGAGAATGTTCCCTTGATTAAACAAAGCAGAAATATCAATGCGGCTATCAACTAAGCCATTCTCGTCATAAGGCACTGCGGGTGCCAATGATTCTTTGCCGCCAATCTTGGTAAATTCCAACAATGAGAACGGTGCCACTGTGGTCCAGAATTCGCGCCATGACTGAGGATCGGCAATAACACCATCCATGAAATAACCATTTGCCCTGCAAAACTTCACAGCCTTGCCAAGGCTTTCTAGGTCGATGCCATTAATATCAGCGTATGCTCCAATGCCATTCTCCTTATCAAGCACGCTATCCAAGAAGATTTCAGGAGCGTAGCTCGTTGAACTAACTGGCACGCTATTTACATCCACTACATAGTCACCGTCTTGATTAGGAGCAAACCTCCTCACTTTCTTGCCTTTGGTAACATAAGCACTAAGCGTACGTAAATCTTGAATTCCTTTTCCGCTGTAAGCATTAAAGCCGATGAGAGAAAGCCCTTGGTAAAGAGCAGGCGGGAAGGTTTCTATTTGTTGCTCTGTAACAGCAGCCAATGCAATTTCAGGGCCACCATCGAAAGAGAAAGCAATTTGCGTGTCAGAACGCATTGAAAATACGTCCCATTCGTCCACAAACCCTGGATTATTATTGAGCGGAGGAAGCAGCCTTTCGGTTTTCAACACTCGACCGTGAATGGCAACATATCCCGCTCGGCCATTGCCAATGGGAATATTCTTATTCTTCTCGCTATTCTTGTATGCGCGAGTGTCAAGATAGGCTACGTCCACTTCTCGCTCGCCAAAGTAAGTGCGAATTTCTGCCGACAAGTCGATAATTGGTTCCATCTTAAATGACCATTTCGTTCGCTCCTCATTTGATACAAAACGCATGCTGACAAAGTTATCCACTTCCACGCCTCTACGAATGGCAAAGACAGTTGGCACGCGCTGATAAATATCATCAGACTCTTTCTTGTAAAGCAACCAAAACATTGCTGTGCGTATGCGGAGACCATTATCTGCGTCTCTATGCTTTTGCTCTTTGTTGTCTCCATATTTGCTTTGACGCCCAGAAATGCGCTTATAAACTCTTGCTTTCAATGCAAAATCAACGATGTCACACTTTGTAACAGTGGTGTAAGTAAGTTCGTCAATCTTTGCTAGGCATTTAACATTGAAATAGTCATTAAATCGCTCTGGATCGCGCAAGATAAACTGGCATTCATTGATCACTTCCTGCACTTCATCGTACCGTGCTTGCCATGCTGCATCTCGCGCGGCCATGGCACCGGTGTCAAGGATAAGAGTTGAGGCAAGCTCGCCAAGGCGCGTCTTGAGCCTATTCTTCCTGCGCTTCAGACGCTTGCGCTCATCTGCCGCATCAGAACGCGGATTGCCGTCATATAAGCCACGTAACGTGGCCCTTCTCGAAAGCTTGGCATATAGATCCTTCAATGCATTCTTGGCATTTCTCACTTCATTCTGTAAAACTCTCTTCCTTTGCTTCTTGCCAGAAATCTGCCCTTTATAGCCCTGCGGTTTGTCGTCTAAGAGATCTGCAATCTCATCGTTCTTTTCTTCAATCAAATCTCTCTTAGCTTTAATCGTATCCTCAATACCGTCAATTTGCTTAATTAGATCATTGAACTGTCCGCTATTTTTGGCTGCGTCATAAAGGGAATCGTCGTCAATGGTGCCCTTAATGATTGAAGTGAGTGTTTCAATTTCATCCTCCACTTGATCAAATTCAGCTTGCAATGCAAGAAATACATCAGCTCCTTCACCGATGTAAATATTACCATATCCTTTCCTTTCATCGTCTAAAGCTTGAAGCTCTTCTCGTTTTTGCTGTAAAAGCTCTTCTGTTTCTACTTCGTTCTCTAAATAGCTCGTGGTTCCATAGTCTTCCTCGCAAAGAATACCAGTTTCTATGCATTGAAAAGTGAACTCCCCTTCTCGCCCTTGTTTTTTCTCAATGGCATTGATAAGCTTAAATTTTGCAGCACCAAGCTTATAAACACTAGATGCTGTCATTGTGCTAATCAAGGCAATGCGATAGTCCTGCGCAGCACGTTCCACTTCATCATCAATCCTGTCGTCAGTTTCAACAAAGCGCAATGTAAAAGAAGCGCCTTCTGGAAACCTTGGGCGATTGTCGCTGCCTTGCCATGATTGCGGCCAATATATGCCTCTATCTTCGGAAGAAATGCGAGTGCCAAGGTCATCTTTTGATCGACCAAGAATGTCTCCATTATCTTTAGTCAACTGGCCGTTTTCATCGCGCTCTAATACGAGCACGTTAATAGGCACTACGTCGTAAAGACCAAGGGTATTATTACTAGAAGGGGAAAATGCTTGACTATAACCATCGACAATGATGGCTCCGCCTTTGTTTGCTCGATAAGTGTAATCTTGTGAGCCTTGCCCATCCTTGCTTGGGTCTTGCTCTGCGTTACCAGGCGGAAGCTGAAAGTCACCAAACTTCAGCGGACCGCTGGCATTGTTGCCATAGAGCCAGTATTTTTGAGCAGGAAAATCCTCCAATGGGGCCTGGCCAAATGCAGTAAAACCATATTCATAAGCTTCAATATCTCCAGCTCCGACAACGCCAAGCATTTGAATGAATTGTTTGTTGCCAAAGCTTTGTACAGCCGACCAGACC